CATAGTATTGTATCATATCAGCTGGACCTTTCAAGTATCCAAGTGCTTCTAAAATACAACCATACAAAAGCACGTTTGGAGCGTTTTGACTTACCCAGTTCGATGTTGTCGTACTAGACAAGACAGGTGGCTTGTACGTGTATGCGAGCTCTACAGTTAATGCAGCGTTCGGGGTTGGTGCCAACATGTGAGTATCATCATCATAAACAGCATAATACTTTGGAGTACCTGCTCCTGTTGATGTCCTATTTGGCGCAAATTCATTCATAAACGAAATATCTTTTTGTATCAAGAATGTTCTATTATCTGAACCATCAATTAATTGTACGTATCTAGTTGCTTCCCAATCAGAAGGAAGTGGTAAAAAAGCGTTATTTACAGTTAAGGTAGCTGTATCATATCTTCTGTAGTATGTAAGATCCACAGTTCTTCTTAACTTGTCCTCTGTAGATTCAATAAATTGATTGATTATAGCATCTGTTAAAACATCAGATGTTGTTTCAGTATAATTTCTTACATTGGATAACAAATCAGAATAATCGGTCATGATGTGCTCACTGTAACATTTCCAGTAAAACTCCGCAATCTAGTTTCTTTAGCATCTGTTTTTGGTTGCATACCTACACTAGCAAATCTATTCGTATTTACACCTATTAGTCCAACAAAACATGTAGAATTTGCTATTTGAGGTCTAGCATTTTCAAGTGATTGTGGATCTTGTATAATTGGTAATGGTTCTAATTGTGGATGTTTTTCTTCATATTCAGTTATATGAACAGTAGAATTGTTCCATTCTTTGACCATTTCATTATAAGGAAAAGCCATACCAGATCTATCTGATATTCTCTTTGCAAATTTTCCTGATGCATATTTAGACATTTAAACTCCTGGTAAATAAGTTTTAGGAGTTAAAAATAAACTTGTTCTCTCTCCATCTTGGGCAGCGGCACGTTGAAATTCATCTTCATAAACTTGTTTCAATAGTTGTATTCTTTCTGGTGCTTTTTTCATAGCTATGTAGTATGCTAGTCCAGCAGTCATACATGGAAGAAAACGAAAAGGAATTTGAGCATTATTTGTGTAATCGCCCGCATCAAACATACGAACAAGAGCATAATATCTTAGAGTGTAAGTTGTATCAGCTGCAGGATATAGAAATAGTGTTGGGTTTATCGTACGTTCAAAATAATATTGAGTTGGTCTTCCGCTGGTTGTTTTAACAGCATAATTTAAATATGTAGATCTACTAATTGAATTAGCAGAGAAATCATTGTTACTAGAATCCCTTATAACGACATCTGTAATATCAACGATCTGTTGACTATCATTAGCACCACTACCAAATAAATTTGTTCCTGTTAAACTTGTTGTGGTAGCAGCGATTGTTTTTTCTTGTAGTTGTATTGTCCAAAGATTTAATCCTCTATTAGCCCACTCTGCTAATAAAAGATTTAAAGAACGTCTTGCAGTTTGCAAATCGTATCCACTACGAACTTGCAAACCACAACGTTCATATGCTTCCTCAGCGATTTCATCAATGCTGAGATCGAAATTAGCAGTTGAAGAGTAAGTTGGCATTAATTATCTTTTTGCCTTTTTCTTTTTACCCTTCATGGCTTTTTTCTTTTTACCCTTCATGACTTTACCGCCACCTTTCATGCCTATAGCTTTTCTTGGTGATACGTTACCACCCATAGCCATAGCCATTGGATCTTTTTTCATCATGCCACCACCACGTTTTTTTACAACTGGTCCGCCACCTCGCATTTTATTAATGTTTTTCTTCTTCATTACCATTACGACCTCCGAATATTCGTCTGTATGTTTTTGATCGTGATACTACAACGTCTTGATAGTACCCCTTTGGCCACAACCTATAGTAACCAACTTTGTGCAGTTTATCAGAAGCTTCTTGCAATAGCGAGAACTTTTGTGCCAATATCATAGAATACATAAGATCAGATTCGACAGTCGGCATCTCACCGGTTGGAGTTACTAGAAATTCTTGCTCTTCCTCATTAGCAGGATTTGCAGGGTGAAATCCCATAAAATAAATATCTCTTTTATTATACCAGGTATTATATTCATCTACAATTTCTTGTAATTTTGTAGTAGTGTAATTGAAGTAAGGATCACAAAAAATTAATATTTCGTGCACAGAAAAATCTAAGTTTCTTAAATGTAAGTTAAGCTGTGTTTTGTACCATTTATTTTTTTCTTTTACTTCAACTAGAACCTTGTCATCCTTCCAAGTTTTCTTAGCAAAAGGGCACGCTGGAAACCCTCCTAAATGTTTATTAGGTATTTCTAAAAAAAACTCTGACCATTTACGTACGTCTTTTTTTATTTCCTCTTCTAATTGCATTTTTTCCCTTTCTAAAAATACTTGCTACTTCAGTTTTACCCATGACTTTAGCTCTTTGTTCACCGACTGTTAAGATCTGTATTTTTCTAGCAAAAGGTTTATTAACTTTTTTAACTTTTGCGACTGTTGCTCTCGCATCTCTGGGCGTAGCGAATTTAATAGATACAGTATCTTTTGGATTTTCATCCGTATAGAGTCTTCTTCCACTACCTTTTGGTTTCTTTCCAGTTCCAACTTTAGGATCTTTTTTCTTAGGCATTAAAAAATACCTTTGAAACCGAAACCTCTCTGCGCAGCCCCAGCCCTTCTTTGATCTGTAATGAAACCACCAGTAGCAGCAAAAGTTTTAACATTTGTTGGTTTACCTCCGACACCTTGAGGTTTACTTCTTTTTCTTTTTACTGCTGATCTTCTCTGACTTTCTGTCATCCTTGCAGCTTTAGCTGCTGGAACACATTTAGGATATTTTCTTTTTCTATCGGATTTAAGTTTTGATCGACCACATTTTTTGAAACCACCACCTTTTTTCTTGGCTCCAATATCTACCCAATCTTGTTCAAACCATTTCTTTAAACTCATCTTTTTTTAGTTTTTTTTCTTTTGCTTGACATGACCGCTCCACAACCTTTTGCTATGCCACCTTGTTTAAAGTTTGACACTGCTTTTCTTTGTTGCGATATTTTATTAAAGTCAATTATCTCGCCACCTTTAGCTTTACCTGCAGGTTTAGGTCCTTTGAAATCTTTACGTTTTACACCGCTAGGATCTTTGATTTTACCAGCACAAATTTTTGATGCATAAGCATTTGCATATGCGCTAGGATAAACTTTAAACTTACGTTTAGCTGCAGCTTTACCTCTTGGACACAATTTTGTCATTATCTCTTCCTCGCTGTTTGTGCAGCACGTTTAAAATTAGCTGCTGTAGGAGCACCCTTTGCGCCTTTTTTTCTCATTTTGCCACCACGTTTTCTTTTTGCATGAATGTTAGCGTATAAACCTTTTCTCATCCCTGACCTCTATATTTAACGTATTGACGTCTTTTGTTTTTGTTCTTTGGCCTTGTGCGTGAAGAACGCCCTATACTAGTCCTTTTTTTAATTGGTGTAAAGTATTCGTTAGAGGGTGTTTTAGCCATCTTACATTTGTGATAAAGGGTTTTCTAATGCAGTTTTTATTCTTTTATCTATCTTTTCTTCTAGCTCAGTCATGGCTTGCTCCAACTTATCCTTTAATAATTCCATGTCTTCCTGAATGTCCTTCGTGGTTTGTCTTAACTCCTGGTTGGTTTCTCTCGAATCTTCTTTGACTAATTGCTCAACATCATTGACTACCTTTTCTATTCTTCTTACATCTTGCCGAAGGTCATTTTTTAATTCATTAGCAACATCACTCACCAAGCGGATTTCAGACATAATCATTTCCATCTCTTGCATAATCATGTTTACTTCTGTTTGTATTAGATCAGTTTTACTATTTAATTCCTCTTTTGTTAAATCTATTCTTTTATCAAAACCAGATAGGTCTGGTGCAACATATTCTTGAATTTGTTCTTTCATGGTAAGATAATCTTTATAAAATTCAAAGCCACCCCATAGACCACCTCCTAGTGTGGTTAAAGCAGTAAGTATTACAAAGATACGTCCGCCTTTGAACTTCAAACCCGCAAACTCAACCTCTGCCATTGCTATTCCGAACCCATCTGCCATTGTTGCATAATCATTTCATCCATTTTAACATTACTACCACCAAATAAAAACCACTGAGCCATATTATTATTTTGTAGTTCTGCATCTGGTATCATATAGTCAGTAAAAAAATCTAGTCTATCTTCTAATTGTTTTTGTGATTCAAAAAAAGATTTTGTATCTCCTAATACTTGCATCACAATTAATGTTTTTAACTGATTTGTTGAGTCATATCTACCCTTATCACCCATCTTCTTTACAATTTTTTTTGCAGCTTTTT